TAAAACGGCTGATGGTGAGGCAACAGGTATTAAATTACCATATATAGTCACTGTTGCGGGTGATTCTGGCGAAGTTTTGTCAGTTTACCGCAATTATAGCGAAGTAGACCCTCTAAAGCGCAAAAAACAATATTTTGTGCATTATATGTTCACTCCAGGACTAGGGTTTTACGGTAATGGTTTGATCCATTTGCTTGGTAATTTGTCCCGCACAGCCACGGCTAACCTTCGCCAGCTCGTAGATGCTGGTACATTGGCTAATATGCCAGCAGGGTTTAAGGCCAGAGGCTTGCGTATCCGTGATGATGACCAGCCGCTCCAACCAGGAGAGTGGCGGGATGTCGATGTTGTTGGAACAGAGCTACGCAGTTCACTCTTGCCCCTACCCTACAAAGAGCCGAGCGCGACTTTGTTCCAACTCCTAGGTTTTGTGGTGCAAGCCGCCCAGAAGTTTGTAGGCACAACTGATATTGGTACGGGTAACATCCAAAATACGGAAATGCCTGTAGGTACAACGGTAGCCCTGCTTGAGCGTGGTAGCCGTATTATGTCAGCGGTGCATAAACGCCTGTATAATGCTATGAAGCAGGAATTTAAACTCCTTGCCGATATTATTGCTACTGATACTTCTGATTATCCGTACAATGTCAATGGCGCACAGGCTGGTTTAAAGGTCAAAGATTTTGATGGTCGGGTAGATATTGTACCTGTGGCTAACCCGAATATTTTCAGTATGTCACAGCGTGTCAGCCTTGCCCAAGAGCAGTTAAAATTGGCTCAAGCAAACCCACAGATGCACAATTTGTATGAAGCCTACCGCCGTATGTATACGGCATTGGGTATTGATAATGTTGAGCAGATTTTGCCGCCCCCTGCACAGCCACAGGCTATGGATCCTGTAATGGAAAACGGTATGTTGCAAATGGCTTTGGCTGGAAAGCAACAACTTAAAGCCTTCCCACAGCAAAACCATGATGCCCATATCCAAGCGCACTTGACGTATATGTCTAGCATTATTGTGCGGTCAAATGCGGCGGCTATGCAGATTTTGCAAACGCATATTTTTGAACACCTTGCTATGAAAGCCCAGATGGTTGTCCAGCAAGAAATGATGATGTTGCAACAACAGGGTCAAGCTGTGCCGCCTGAAATGATGCAAAACCGTGTGGCTGAAGTAGAAGCGCAACTTATGGCTGAGTATATCCAACAGGAATCACAGATTCTTGGGGCGGGTAAGCAAGATCCATTGGTTGACCTTAAAGCGCAAGAGCTCCAGTTGCGCCAGCAAGAGCAGATGCAACAGGCTCAGCAAGACCAGTTGGAGTTACAGCTAGATAGGCAAAAGGTAGCTCAGCAAGGTGCGTTAGCTCGTGAGCGTATTGACAGCACTGAAGATATTGCCGCTATGCGAGCACAGATTGCTATGCAACGCACAATGAATAGAGGTGGGTGATGGCTGATACATGGGGTGGTGGTCGCGATATAGGAGCCAATGTAGGCTCTAAAGATTTCGGGGCTTCAGGGAAAACGGGTGGTTCTTATTTTAGCGGAAGTGATGAAGACGCTGATGTAGGTTTACAGCAAGTTGAAGCCCGAATTGAACAAGCCCAGAAAATGGGCGTTAATGTTTTTGGTGATACTTTTATAAATTCTCTTGCCGCTGATATGTTGGGCGGTTCCATAAAAGGTTTTGGTCCTTCTTATAATCTTGGTGGGGGCAACCCAGAAGCTGATAACTTTTTGCAAAATTATGCAACGCAATATCAAGATGTAGGCGGTCAATATTACTATAACAACCCCTCTACTTTTTTCAATACAATGCTGACTAAGTATGGGTCTGGCTCGCCCCGTAATACTTTAATGGAAAATGTTTATAATCAGCTTGTTCCTGGAGGGGCTACACCTTTAGGAATTCTTGCCAATGTTCCTAGTTTGATGCAAAATGTTCCCACTCCTGTGAGTACCGCAATAAGTTTAGGTAATATGCTTGCTGGTAAATTGGGCATTGGTGTAGAGGGTGACGATGAGTCGGAAAACTCAGAAGACTCAGAAGAAAATGATGGTCCTGGGTACACTATAGATGCCCAAGGTAATTACAACTATGATAGCCCCAAGGCTTTTATAGATACAATGTTAGGTAAATTCAAGTAGCCCAAGGAGATATTGCTATGGCTAAAGATGATAGAAGAGAACAACTGCTTCAGCTCTTGGATGATGCTCGTCAAAAAGAAGATGACGACATGATCCTCGAAATTGAAACCGAGTTGTTTCAAATGGGTGATGACCGTGAAGGCCAAGCCTACGGTGGCATGGCTGGTAAAGGCAAAAAACTCAAGATGAAAAACGGTGGCATGGCCAATAAAGCTCGTATGAATGCTACAAGCAACCGTGCGACTAAGCGCGGTGTTAGCCGAGGTGGTGGTGCGGCATTGCGCGGCACAAAATTTGTAGGCGTTAGATGAGTGTAGAAACCTTCCTTAAATGGAAAATCCTGCCCCGCTTTATGATGTTGGTGATGACACTAATGTCATGGCGGGTTGTGGAGTGGTTTATGTCGCTTGAAGATCCAAGCAATGCTCAGGCGGGTTTAGTGTCTGTGGTGACAGGGGCTATGACAGGTGCATTTGCAGTGTGGATGAACCATGAGGGCAAACATCATGGCCAAACTGGTTAAAGCCCCTAAAGGCTACCATTGGATGAAAAAAGGCGCAGGGTACTCGCTTATGCGTGACCCTAAAGGTGGTTATGCTCCTCATAAAGGGGCTTCAAAAACGGCGAAGTTTAAAGTTGACAAAGTACACAAGTGATCCATGTCTTTTTGTTATTGGTGTATCTAGGTACGGGAGACGAACGAAAATTAATCAGTAGTGATATGTACTTTCGTGACCTTGAAGAATGTAATTGGTACGCGAAAAACCTTGCAAGACGATATGGTAACTATCGGTATATTGACAGAATGGATGCAAGGGACAGGGTAACAGCGTATTGTGTACCCAAGCACATAGAGAAAGACTCTGTTAAAGTTTACTAGGAGGTAAATATGTTACAGGCGTTAATCGGTCCAGTTACGGGCATACTGGATAAATTTATAGAAGATAAAGATGCTAAAAATACTATGGCGCATGAAATTGCGACTATGGCAGAAAAAGCCGCGCATGAAGCGGCAATGGCACAGGTTGAAGTAAATAAAATGGAAGCACAGCATCGCAGTTTGTTTGTGGCTGGTTGGCGTCCTTTTATTGGTTGGACTTGCGGTATCGCGTTAGCCTACCATTTTGTTTTGAATCCTTTGATTATGTTTGGTGTGTCATGGGCAGGGGTAGAAATACCAGAGTTGCCCGAGTTTGACATGGGTTCGCTTATGACGGTATTGATGGGTATGCTTGGTCTTGGTGGCCTCCGTACTTTTGAAAAAGTAAAAAAGGTCACAAAATAGATGTCAGACCTTTACATTCACGAAAAACTCCGTAATATAATACGAGAACGGAAAGAGCTTCTTGGACAACAATTACTTGAAGGCCAAATAGAGGATTTTTCTGCATTCAAGGAACTGCGAGCTCGTCTTGCAGAACTTGCCAACATTGAACAGGAGCTACAAGCCCTGCTAAAAAAGGTGGAACATGAGTAAAACTCTTTATGTACCCGAGTACATCGCGAAAGCGCAACAGGCTAAAGCTGAAGAAGCCGAAGCAACCCCTTCCCCCCAAGCCCCAGCAGTTGAAAAAATGCCACAGCCAACAGGCTGGCGTATTTTGATTTTGCCCTATAAAGGCAAAAAGAAAACTGAAGGCGGTGTTTACCTTCCAGACCAAGCAGTTGAGCGTGAGGCATTAGCCACCGTATGTGGTTATGTGCTTAAAGTTGGACCGCTTGTGTATAAAGATCCTGATAAATTTGGGGAGACAGGAGCATGGTGTAAGGAAGGTGATTGGGTGATTTTTGGTAGATATGCTGGAAGTCGCTTTAAAATAGATGGCGGTGAAGTCCGTCTTCTAAACGATGATGAGATTCTGGCTACTATAAATAACCCAGAAGACATCTTGCACACATAACAGGAGTGAGTTATGCCAGAGGCTAAGAAAGCTGAAGAACTCGATGATGCCGTTGAGGTTGAGCTCGAGCAAGAAGACCAAGTAGAAACCCAAGAGGAATCTACTGATGAGCCTGAAAGAGCCGCATCAGACGAAGCTTCTGATGATGACCTTGAGGGTTACAGTGATAAAGTAAAAAAGCGCATTGAAAAGTTAACTTATAAAATGCGTGAGGCTGAACGCCGTGAGAAAGCCGCTACAGATTATGCTAAATCTGTGCAAAACCAAATGGATGATCTAAAGACTAGATCTAGTCAAATTGATGAGTCCTATCTCTCGGAGTATGACCAGCGTGTAAACACACAAGAAGAGATTCTAAAATCCAAACTCACTAA